GCGCAGGCTTGATGATACGGCTATAGCCATCGTCAAGATCAACGCCGCTGGAAAGTGGTTCGTTATAGACCTGCCGAACGGCAAGTGGGACACACGAGAGACAGCCCTGCGCATCGTACAGGCAGCCAAGGCGCACCAGATACCTATTATAGGCATCGAGAAGGGCGCCCTGATGAACGCTGTAGAGCCGTACATGCGGGACTACATGGCACGCTACAACAGGTGGTTTGAGATCAAACCCCTGACCCACGGCAACCAGCGCAAGTATGACCGCGTACAGTGGGCACTACAGGGACGCGCCCAGAAGGGCGACATCTATCTCCTCAAGGGAGATTGGAACGAGAAGTTTATAGACCAGGCTGTGTCGTTCCCCTCGCGGTACGTGCACGACGATCTGGTCGACGCTCTGGCCTACATCGATCAGATGGCACCAGAGACGATGGGATACTTCGACATAGAGGCGCTGGAGAAAGAGAACCAGTGGCAGCCTCTTGACGCAATAGCAGGATACTAATGGCAAATACATCGATTGTTCGGGAACGAGAAGTAGCCGGAGGCGACGACAGCAAAGAGCTGCAAGGCGGCTCTCGCGGCAAGGTTGTCGGAGAAATCATCGGTGACATCATAACGTGGCGTAAGCTGCGTGACGGAGACTTTGAAGACCTCTGGGACGAGTACTACGCCAAGTGGCGCGGCTTCTGGATGCCAGAGCACAGATCGTTCAAGACAGAGCGCTCCCGCCTGATAGCCCCCCTGACCAGCATGTCAGTCGACCTGACCAGTGCTGAGATCATCGAGGCTGTGCTGGGCAGAGAGTACTTCATCGACCTGCCGGACAACGTGGGTGACGAAGACCAGACGGACATGGAGGCAGCCCGCAAGCTGCTGGTACAAGACCTCAAGAACGAGGGCTTTGTAGACGAGTTTGCCCTGACAGCCCTGAACGGCTGTCTGTACGGAACGGGCATTACCAAGATTCAAATTCTCACGAAGCTGGAGAAATCCCTTCGTAGAGACCAAGAAGGTGAGCTACAGGTAGACGAGAAGGAGGTTGTCTCGATCAAGCCTATCGCCATCGAGCCGGGGGCTTTTGTCGCAGACCCCGGCGCGCGCAGCATCGACGATATGAAGGGCTGCGCGCACGAGTTTGAGCTGCCCCTGACTACAGTCAGGAGGCGCCAAGCGGAGGGAGTTTACTACGACGACATCGTTATAGGCCCCTTCAGAGCGCGCCAGATAGCCCCCAACAGGGGCGATACCAACCAAGGCAACCGCAAGGACTTGGGCGACGTATCCTACATCACGGAGTACTACGGGCTGGTATCCACCCGCAACTTCATGCAGGCGACTGCTGAAGGTAACGGTACGGTCCTCTCTGACGAGATGGTAGAGGCTATCGGTGAGCACGAGATGACGGAAGTCATCGCCACCATAGCCAACGAGACACACCTTCTGCGAGTGATTGAGAACCCTCTCAAGACTGGCGAAAGGCTGATGATTAGCTACCAGCACGAAGCGGTACCTAACCGCTTCTACGGGCGCGGAGTCTGCGAAAAGGCTGCCAACCCCCAGAGAGCTATGGACGCAGAGATGCGTGCACGTATCGACAACCTGGCGTGGTCTACGCCCATGTTCGCTGGCGACCTTACCAGAATGCCGCCCAACAGCAACCTAAACGCATGGCCCGGTAAGTTCTGGGGCACACGAGGCAACCCTGCCGAGGTGCTACAAGAGTTCAAGATCAGCGGACCTGACCAGAACTCCTACGCGCACATGCAAGACCTTGAGCGAATGGGGCAGCAGGCTACTGGCGCACAAGACAGCGCAGGGCTACGCGGCGGCGTTCGCGATGAGACAGCTACTGGCTCAGCGCTAGCAGCTTCCAGCTTTATCAAGCGCTCCAAGCGCACCATGTACAACATCGAAGGCTACATGAACAAGCTGGTCAAGCGCGTACTGCGCCTGAAGATGCAGTTCGAGCCTCAGAAGTACCCCCAAGATTACGACTTCCAAGTGCGAGGTACCGTAGGTATCATGGCACGGGAGTTGGAACAACAGTTTATGGTCAATTTAATGAGCGTTATTGGGCCGGATTCTCCGGCCAGTATGCCCATTATACGGGCCATTTTTGAACACAGCGGCTCCCCGGTACGTGCCGAAGTCCTGCAAGCCCTTAAGGCGCTTGAAGAGAAAGAGCCGTCCCCAGAGGAGCAAGCCGCCCAGAAGGCACAACTGGCTATGCCAGTGGCGCAGCACGGCAAATTGGTCGCAGAGACGCGCAAGCTCATCTCTGAGGAGAACCTCAAGGACGCTCAAGCAGACAAGACCGAGGAGGAGGTTATCAACCTCCAGCAGGACGCCGACCTTGATAAGGTCAAGGTTATGGACGCCCTACAGCAGACCAAGAACCAAGCCCGTCAGCTAGACCTGATGGACGATAAGAATGCACTCACAGCCGAGGGACTACGCATTCAAGAGAAGGCCATCGACAAGGGCCAGACTAACAAGTAAGCCGGAGGGGCTATGGAATTAAACGACAAACAACTAGAGTTCTTCACTAACATGGAGAGACTCTTCGATCAGCCCGGATGGGCTATGATTACCCAAGGATGGGAAGCGGAACGTGACGCTCTGTACGAGCGCGTGTTCTTTAACGCTAAGACGATGGAGGACGTAGATAATGCTCGCGTGCGCTTCGGCCTACTTAACGAGCTAGTCGAACTTCCAAAGACCGTCCAGCAGCAGAAGGATCAAGCACTGGAACTGGACCCCCAAGATGGCTAAGTTCATGTTCTTCGACTTTAGATGCCTACGCTGCGACCACAAGTTCGAGGCTTTCGTTAAGCCGGACGTTACACCGTCCTGCCCGATGTGTTTCTCGAACACCAAGCGCCTTATGTCAGCACCCCGTGTCGACCTCGGAATAACTTCCGATAAGTGGGTACGGACCAACGCTCAGAAGGTAGCTCAAGATAAGAAGTTCTACGACGATCACGGAGTAGACAAGAAACACCACTCCTACGGGAGCTAAATTACGCTAACCTTGCATTTTGCAGGGCCGTACACGGAGGAGTCAGAAATGACAACTGCCTATACAACCAGACCGATGTCTGAGATTCTTGCACCAGCAGCCGACACGGCAGCAGAGGCGCCAACTGACGATAAGCCAGCCGCCGCAGCAGAAGAAGCACCGGCTTTGCCCGAGAAGTACGCGGGTAAGACCACCGAGGACGTTATCGAGATGCACCAGAACGCAGAACAGCGTTTAGGGCAAATCCAGAACGAACTCGGCACAATGAGAGGTCTAGTAACAGACCTGTCAGCTCTTCAGCGACCAGCTCCCGAGCCGCAACCCGCAGAACAGGAACCAGTGGACGTGTCAGGGGATGATCTACTCAGCGACCCTCGGGACGCTGTAATGAAAATCCTTCAGCCCGAACTTGACAAGCTATCAGCCGCCAGCGATCAGCAGGCAGCTAACGACTTGTTCCAGGCGGAGGGCAAAGCCCTTATGGATACCTACGACGTGGACGCAATAGTCCAATCGTCTGATTTCCAAGACTTTGCCGCCCGCACGCCGTCCCGACAAGCAGACCTTGAGTTTGCTGCCAAGGGAACCGGCGTAGCACAAGTACGGGCAGCTCGACGCCTAATGGAAGACTTTACAGACTTCCAGCAGACGACGAGTGCCGAGAAGACGGTCGAAACGCCAGTCGAAAAAGCCCGCAAGGTGGTCACAGAGTCCGCCGGAACGGGAGCACCGATTAGCGGTAAGCCCCAAATCTTTGAAGCTGATGTAATAGCACTGATAAACAGTGATCCAGCGAAGTATAGAAGCCCTAGCTACCAGAAGGAACTTCTGGGGGCTATTAAAGAGGGACGCTTCGTTAAGAACACATAACCTGTAACTTTCAACGCACCACACTAGGGGTACAACCTAATGAGTAACTTTTCGGTAGCCAATGCGACTGGTCAAACAGACGCTGCGGACTTCATTCCGGAGGTTTGGGCGCTTGAAACTGTAGCTGCGTACAAAAAGAACCTTGTACTAGCGCAGTTGGTATCTCTGATACCTCACGTTGGCAAAAAGGGTGATAAGATCCATATCCCGTTTGCCACTCGTGGTTCTGCTCAAACCAAGACGGAATCTACTGTCGTCAGCGTAATCGCTTACGCCGATTCGGTAGAAAAATCGGTCGATATTGACCAGCACTACCACTACGCTCGTTTGCTCGAAGATAGAGCCGAATTGCAGGCACTGCCTTCAATCCGCCGCTTCTTCACGGATGACGCAGGGTATGCTCTCGCTAAACAGACAGACACCTCTCTCGTTGGCCTCGCAGCCACTTGGGGTGGCGGTACTGACTACTCAAAAGCTCATATCGGCGACGGTACGACTGACTGGGTAACGACTGGCTCAGGTAATGGCTCTGCCATCTCCGACGCTGGCGTTCGTGAGACAGTACAGGACTTTGATGACTTAGACGTTCCTTCGCGGGATCGTTTCTGCGTCATTCCGCCTGTCGAGAAAAAGCGTATGCTCGGTAACACTCGTTACACAGAGCAAGCGTTTGTTGGCGAAGTCGGCCAAGACAACTCAATCCGCAACGGATTGGTTGGCAACCTGTATGGCTTCGAGATTTACGTCTCAAGCAACCTTGCAACGGTAGACTCGTCTGACTGTACTTCGTACCGTCCGGCGCTGTTTATCCAGCGCGACTCCCTGGTACTCGCAGAGCAACTGACTCCGCGCATCCAGGAGCAGTACAAGCTGGAAGCTCTCGGCACCTTACTGGTAGCCGATAGCGTCTACGGCGTAGCAAGCATTCGCGGTAACGTGAGTGCTAGCGACGGCGAAGGCTGCCGTGCTATCATGGTACCGGCTGCGTAAGTAGCCTAGTGACTCCCCCTTCGGGGGGAGTTCCTTTCTAAGAGGATAGTTTATGACAGTTAGACATCCTGCTAGAAGGGGAGAGGTAGGC